CAAGAACAAGGCAAATTGAATGAAAATGAATATATTTGTTTTCAAAATGCCTTGTATAATTGTTTTCAACTTTTTGATGACTTTCAAAAAATAAATGAACTTGAAATGAATCCATATTTTCAAATAAAAGAAATTGAATATAAAGATAAAACAAAAGGAACTGAAGAATTATTGTATTTACCCTATGTTTAAAATTTAATCTAATATATTATCCAATTTTTTTTCAACTTAAAATAAAATTGAAATACATTTAGACAATAATAAAACTCAATATAAGCAAGATGAACGAAAAGCAAACAATTCAAGCATCCATTAAATTAATGGCGAAAGAAAATTATGAGAAATGTAAAAGAACAAAAAAGGAGTTGATGGAAAATTACGACTTTAGTTCCAATGTAACTCTTAAAACGATTGATGCTTGTTGTTGGGTATTTGCTGGGTTGTATAATGGTAACAAAGAGCAGTTTGAGAAAGGATTAAAAAAATATCAAAAATATACTCTTGAAGGATTGGAATTGTCAGCAGTAGAAGGATGTAGTTTTGTAGAAAAGGATACAGATTTATCCAATTATGATTCATTTGAAAAATACGATGATAGCGAGGCAGTAAGACAAATGGGAAGAGAAATAAAAAAGGATTATGATAATTTTACATTAATGGGAAAAATGATGTTTAGTTAAATACTTAAAATAAATATCTTATATAATATATATGGAAAGTAAAATTAACCGAATAATGATTGCGAAAGATGGATACGATAAAGACCCAACAAATCATAACTTACTAAGTCATTTTCATAATGCTTTTTTAGACTTGTTAGAAGAAACATCTGTATTAAATGAGAATGGATATGCTATGCTTTTTTACGACCCAACCAAAGATATAGAAATCGTTAATGAACCAAATAATACAAGTCAAAAACCATTAGTAAGACTTTGTATTTGTTTCATGATTATGTATAACCTAAATAAATTATATTGCGGATTCATTAATAGTATTAAAGAATATCCTCAAATCATAGAAAAGTTGCCTAAATTTTTTATTCATTATTTAGAAGAATTAAGAGATAAGTCTATGGAAATACAACCCATACTAAATAATTTATTGAAAATTTATACCAATAAATTAAATGATAAATATGCTAAAATATTCAATCAAGAAAAGTCTTTAGCATTTACAAAAGATATATTTGGAATACGAGATAAACTTGTTATACCGAGCGAAATAGATAAAATACAAAAGAAGGCAACTCAAGCACCATCATAAATATTTTTATAATGAGATGAATTTTTTTCCTCCATTTGCTCCCAACTGACTTTCGTTATATGCTTCAGCAATACTATTTTCCAACATACTACCTCCAGTTTTGTATGGGTTGCCCGCTACTAAATGATGATTACGATGATAATCTTTAGATGTTTTTTTTGTTGTATAATCTTTTTCTCCTTTATGAGTTTTACTCATATCACCAGAACTTTCCATACCTTTACCCAATTTATGATGATGATACGCTTCTTTACATTTTGGGTTTTTAACAGCATCGCTGTATTTAATATTATGATGAGAAGCAAACTGCTTGACAAATTCAATCCAAGGATTTCCCATATATTTAGATGAAGATTTTAATTTACCTAAATCTTTCATATTTTTTCTTTTTGACAATCCCGAACCTTCTTCATCGCTATCGCTATCGTCGCTATCGCTTTCGCTTCCCGATTCAATACCCTTACCATCAATAACATTCGTATAAAATCTTGCTCGTTTCAAAGTCTTGGAATGAAATTTAGTAGGATGGTCTTCTACATACTCGGCAAATTGTTTTAAATTTTTTACTTTTGGTATTTTGGATTTTTTAAACTGCTTTGTTAATGAACCCCAATCTATAGCAGAATAATTTATTTTAGTTCCAGTTCCTTCTAAACGAGGAATATCAGCATACATTTCGGGGTATTTATCCCTATTTTGTTGAACTCTATGCCTAATATATTCATCTGGCGTTAAAAAAATTGGATTAACTCTTCTATCAATAGGATTAACTAAACCTTGCCTTTCTTTATATATATATTTCAATTTTTCGTTTCTTGGAAGTTTAGAAAAAGCAATATCTAATAAACTTGGAGGATTCATATATATTAATACAAGAAAATATATTATCCTCCCCAAAGTAATACCCAACTTAACCAACCTTTACTTCCAACTTTAGATATATCCTTTTTATGACGATTATAATACAATCTTCGTCTTTCTAAAGCATAACCTTTTGGATAATTACCAAGTTTTTCTTGTTCTAAATATTCATAAAAATCCATATATCCGCCTCCGCCAATATAACCAATAAAATTACCCGTTCTTTCATCATATACCTCAAGTTTTTTCTTAGGGTTTTGACTTGAAAATAATTTCAATCCCAATTCTTTTGCCTTATTCTTAGTATAATTTGATATTGAATACATATTAAATTATACATATAAAAAATTTAAATACTAATTTTCTTCTTTAACAGAATTATTCCCTAAAGCAGAACTTCGTTGTATAGCAAGTTCATCAATACGCTCTTCTCCTTCAACATCTCGTTCAACTTTCATTCCGCAAAGAGAACAAGACCTACATTTTGATTTGTATATAGTCCTAACTATACCCATAATACAACCAATAACAGAAGTTATTAAAAAGGTGAAAAAAACGCCATCAAAAGTAGCAGTATCCATATATTACTCATATAATAAATATTGTTCTATCATTTCATTATAGGCATCTTTTATATGTTTGCTAAAATAACAATAAGGTAAATTAATATATTTGTATAACTTCAACGCTTTTGATTTATCATACCAGTTAATCTCAATAGGGTCAATATATCTATGGTTGTAGGAAGATAAAAATAACCTTCCAGTATATTGAAACATTAAATTGCTATAAAAAGTTTTTTTTTCCTTTTTACAATTTCTCATCTTGTATCTATTCAGTAAATATTTATTCATCATTCTTTTTTGTTTGGTAGGCAATTTTAAAGTAGGTTTAAACCGAGGCGGACTATACTTATATGGATTTGTATTAAATTCTTGCCTACAAATAGGACATATGGATTGTTTTTTAACCAATATTTTCAAGCATTCAACGCAGTTCGCATGCGAACATTCCAACTTGTTTTTAGTAGGTTCTAAACAAATACTACATACATCCATATATATAATCAAGATTATATTGCTCCATAAGTAATTGACCTTACAGATGTAAATTTTTGTCCTGTATAACTATCTGTAATCGTTAAAGTAAAAATAGCAGTTCCCGCAGTTAATATTGTATTTGCGTCTTGAAAAGGAGTAGTAGTCAAAGTTCCCGAACTACTCCCACTTTTAACTAAAGAAATACTTATTGTTCCTTTATTATTATAATAAACATTTCCTACTGCTGAAGTTGCTTGTTGAGATATATAACAACCTCCTGTAGCATTTGTATAAGGAGCAAGATGATAAACTGTAGTTGCCCCAGCGCCAGTTGAATATTCTCCCAAAGGATAAGAAGGGTTATTATCATTCCAACCATCTTGAAGGGGAGATTGTAAAGTTTGAAACATTACTATTGACATTTATATTATACAAATAAAAAAATTAAGCAACAATATTAACGGAAAAAATATAAGTTGCTGAACCTACTTTTGTTAAAGTTGAAAAAGCGAAACCCGAAATAGGTAAGACAACATTAGAAGTATAAGTTGTTTTAATTCCCGAACCGAGAGAAGAAGCGTTTATAGTAATAGCACCCGCTGAAGTATTTGAATTAGTAATATAACAAGTATAACACCCTCCAATCGGCATATTTGTAGGAGGAGTAATTGTTGAAATAGTTTGAGCGGTAGTTGAACCGCTAATGGTAATAATATTGTTGTAATAAGTTGGATAAGGAGCAGACGCAGTAGTTACAAAAGTTAAGGTAGAAGTAGCGTAGGTTGCTGTTCCCTGACTTGTTAATAAAGTTTCTTGAACCCCATTTGCGGTTAAAACTGATTGAGTTGCTCCGTTGGATTGTAAAACAACATATCCACCGCCACTATTACCTAATCCATTTATAGTTGTTCCATATGTTCCACCCGTTATAGTAAGACCACCACTACCATTACTCGCCAAAGAAGAAGTATTAAGTATTCCACTCCCAAATTGTCCGTAAGAACAACTCAAAGTAGAAGTAGAAGGATTATAAGTAAGCGGACCAGTAGTATCGTCTTGATATAAAGGTAAATTAGTTCCAGTTGAAGCAGTTGATTTAGTAAATGGAATATAATATGTTCCGTTTGTATTATCGCTTACAATTAAACTATTATTTGAATTAGTTGCTGTTGTTGCTGTTGTTGCTGTTGTTGCTGTTGTTGCTGTTGTTGCTGTTGTTGCTGTTGTAGCGTTTCCGTTAAAAGTCGTAGCAGTTAAAGTAGAAGTAGAAGGATTATATGAAAGCGGACCCGTTGTATCATCTTGAAATAATGGTTTATTACCAGTTCCAGAGGTTTTTGTAAAAGGTATGTAATATGTCCCATTCGTATTATCACTCGTAACAGAAGCGTTCGTTGAATTTGTAGCAGTCCCACTCAAAGCACCATTAAAAGTATTTGCCGTAATAGTATTTGTAGATGGATTATATGTCATTACTCCAACTAAATTTGGATAGTTTCCAGTTGTATTATTTGATACGAAAACAGGATAATAAGTTCCAGCGGTAGTCGTAGAAGTAGTAGAACAATTAATCGCATTTGTAGCATTTGTAGCAGAAGAAGCATTCCCCGTTAGAGTTCCTACTATATTTGTCGCATTTAAAGTATTCGTAGATGGAACCCAAGTTAAATTACTATTGACTTTTGTTGCTTGATTACCCGAAGAAGTTGTCCCAAAATAAATAGGGCAATTAGACGAAGTAGCAGTCTCAATCGTAGTAAATACTCCATTTGCTTGACTTGTAGTAGTTGAATTACCCGATAAAGCACCCGTAAAAGTATTAGCAGTTATAGTCGCCAAAGGGAAATTAACCAACAGAGCGTTAGGAGCAGAAATAGCGGGAATTGAAGCAGAACTATTATTTATTAATAATTGAGAAGCAGAACCATTCATAGTAAAACCAGTATTAGAAACAATCGTTCCATTTGCTAATAATTGATTTGTTGTAGGATTAAATTGTAAATGGTTATTACTATCTGTATATAAAGTTTGTCCCGTAGATGTAGCAGAATTAACAACAAAAGGAATATTGTATGCTCCTACTCCAGTAGCAATACCCGTTGTATTTATTGTAGTAGATGTCGTAGCAGTTGTAGCAGAAGAAGCAGAAGAAGCAGTAGAAGCATTCCCAGTTAAATTACCAGTAAAAGTCGTCGCAGTTAAATTACTTGTTGTAGCATTATATGTTAAACTATTACTTGCTAATACTGCTTGACTACCAGATGTATTTGTTGTAAAATTTGGATAATACAACCCAGTTGAAACAACTGAAATATTTGAATTTGTTGATGTTGTAGCAGTTGTAGCAGTCGTAGCAGTAGTAGCAGTAGTAGCAGATGTAGCGTTCCCATTCAAATTACCAGTAAAAAGTCCTACAAATTCACCATTACCACCATTCAAAGTTTTATCACCAAATATTTTTCCATTTGGAACATATAATCTTATATTATTATTATTAGAGGTTAGAATAATATTTTGGTCGGTAGTCATATTCAAACCACCAGCAGTATTCAATATAGAAGGAACATTCGTTATATTCTGTCCGTTCAAATTCAAAGTAGAACCTAAAGTTATACCATTAGGATTATCCGTTGTTAATCCCGCTTGACCGATAGTTATTTGAAGTCCATTTTCTAAATCATCCAATACAAAAGAACCAGTTGATAAAGTCATTCTCGTTTCCGCATCTGTAGAAGAAGCATTATAAGTAGTTAAAGCAATACTACCCGAACCCGAACTTTCAATTGTAGAACCACCAATACCTACAGATGCTTCAGTTGCCGCAGAAGGATTTACTGATTGAGCGCCACCAGCACCATTAATTCTAAAAAATTGTCTTATTTGCCCTCCATTAACATAACCATACCAATTATATTGACTTCCAATAGTAGTTGAATAAGGAGACATATTATTTTGATTGTATCCATTTATTTGAGTTGGTAAAGAACTATCAGCATAAGGAAGGGGATTACATTCCCATAGATTACCAGCGCTATCATATTGAGATGTTCCATTTTCATTAATTTTATAATACAATCGGTCGCTTTGAACTCCGCTTGATAAAACAGATGAAAAACAATTAATTCCCGTAGAAGTATTACCATTACTACCAATACTATATATATTCATACCATTATTAATATCAAATTCTAAAGCAGTATTTAAAGTCCCAGGGGGACTACCAGTTGGTTGAACCATATTATTTAAACGAAACTGACTTTGTTTTAAAAGCATAATATTTTTATTACCAATACCACCCGAATAATTAGCATTCAAATTCCAACTATATTGTCCTTGTCCCGCGCTATAGGTATTTGTAAAAGTTGTATTGTTATAACTTGTTCCATTTAACGCTTGAGATATATCCAATCCAGTAGTAGTTGATGTCAATTGACCCAAAGTTAAAAGAGATGTTCCAGTCCCGTCCATATTCAACCCATTTGAAAAATAATTGTATCCAGTCCAAGTTTGAGGACTACTTTGAGTTCCAGCAGATAAAGAAGCATTCCCTCCGCTTGATACAGATTGATTAACATATTGAATAGTTGCTAAATTAAGACTATCTGCTAAAGGATAAGTTTGAGATGTTGAAACAGAACAAGTAGAACCTTGAATATTTCCCGAAGAAACTATACTGGTTGCTCCCGTTATACTTGATAAAAGAGATAACCCGCTATTTACTTGTAAAGCACCATTAACAATTAATTGTCCGTTAATAGAAGGAGATGTAAATAAAGAAGTTGAATTTGTCCCCGAATTTGCTGATATGGTTATACCTTTGCTTAATTTTAACCCATTTGAAGTTGCTGTCAAAGTAGAACTATTTGTTCCATCAGTTAATACGACACCACCCGCATTATTAAAAGTATTGACGCCTGTAAATGTTTGAGTATCTGCCAATACGGCAATTCCTGTTGTTCCACCACCAGCAGTCGTCTGTTGAGTTCCATCGGGGAATTGTAAATAATTACCCGTTCCATCAATAATAATATTATCATAAAAGGTTGCTTCACCAAAAGTATTTGTAATGGATAAATTTTCTGTTCCTTGCGCTGTAGGAAATGCTAAAAAATATTTGAGAGCATCTTCATAGGTAAAAGATGCTGTAGGGGTAACCCAATAATCATTATTAAATCTATCAACATTAGGATTTGGAGGATTTACTGAACTCATTTATATTATATTAAGAATAAAAATTATCTCTATTTATATATAATGCCTAAAACAGATATTATCAATTTCTATGAAAAGATGCCGAAAAAGTTTCTTATCAAAAGTCATAACCCTCATTACGATACGCATAAGATAAAAATACCTTTTCGCATGTTAATTGCTGGTTCTTCTGGTAGCGGAAAAACAAATACTCTCTTAAACCTTCTACATATTATGCCCTCTACTTTTGAAAATATTGACATCATAACTAAAAACAAAGATGAACCGATTTATAACTGGTTAGAAGACAAATTAGGAAAAGAAGGATTGAAAATACGAGAGATAGATAAAGATGGTATGCCCGATTTAGACAAATACGATAAAACTCAAAACAATTTAATTGTAATGGATGATTTAGTTGGAGAGAAGAATCAAAAACCGATGGAACAATTTTTCATACGAGCAAGAAAGAAAGGTTGTAGTTTAATTTATATTACTCAATCGTATTATGCGGTTCCTAAAATGATTCGTAACAATTTAACATATCTTATAATCAAACAAATATCCAGTATGAAAAACTTATTGATGATTAGTAGAGAATATGATATAGGTATATCCAAAGAAGCGTTGATAGAGATATACAAAGACGCAACAAAGAACAAAATGGAGTTTCTCATGATAGATTTGGAGGCAGACCCTAAAGATAGATTTAGAAAGAATTGGGATTTTATCTATGATTTAGGAGAAACTTAATTTATTTTTTATAAATAGTATATATATATGTCTTCCAACTATATTATTTCCAATTTAAGAAAACCCAGCGATTACGCCAAAGCAGTCATTACTCAAGACCAACTTCTCAAACTTGCTATTGCGAATGATAGTAATATCGCTCAAGCGAGACAAAATATCAAACTTGGATTACCTCCCGTTGCTTTAACTCCTCAACAAGAAAAGTCTCCCGAAGAGTTGATGCTGGATGTTTCTAAACAATATAGCGAGGCAGTATCTAATTTGGAAAGTTTAGGATTTTCATACAGAACAGCGGGAGAAATTGCTTCTCAATTAGAACCCGATGAATTATTTAAATTCAATCAATCGTATCCAGCAATACATAAAGATATTACATCCCGATATAATCCTAAATTAATTACGCCAACTTTTTTTATAGAATATTTAAGACAATATTTAGAAGAATTGGCGGCGTCTAAAGGATTGACAACAACGGGTAATTTGTCTTTTATTACGGGTAAGTTTAATGGATTGGTAGATACGATTAATGAATTGAAATCTATATTTCCTTCCAAAGATTTAGTTGTTAGATTAAAAGCAAAAATGGCGCCCGTATTAGCAAGATTACATCCAAACGACCAACAAGCATATTTGGATGAATTTGATGCTTTAGAAGAAGTATTACCAGACGACCAAATATATAAAGATTTAGAAAATTTGAATATTGAAGACCCAGTAGCGTATCAAACATTACAGCAAAAAATACAAACTGCTTTATCGGGAGTTCCTACAAATGGGTCTATTCAACAATTATTACAACAAAGAACAATTGATATGAATGATATTGATGCTATAGCAAATAGTATTACTCAAAAACAAGCAAGAGATTTGCGAGATATTTACGACCAATTAGCAACATTAACGGGAGGACAACCTCAGCAAATACAACAACCAGTAGCAAAACCTCAAAAACAACCCGAACATATTAGCGATACTCCTATTGGAACATTAGCATTATATAGAAAAGATGGTAATATTTATTTGGAAGATTTACAAGGAATTTTTCAACCTCAAGACGACCAAGAATTAATAGATTTAGTAGATGCTTTGCCTTCGTCGGCATTTAAAACAGAAATGATTAATTCAAGAGGTTCTACTGCTGGTTTAGTAAGTAGAACAAAATTAAAAGCATACATAAAATCTCATCCTTCTACATCCAAATTAACAGCATCAGCAGTAGCAAAACAAGGAGGTCCTTCGCCCAGTTCATCTCAATCTTCTCAATCTTCTCAAGCAAGTCAAAGTCCAAGAAGTTCTTCCTCAACAGCATCAATGGGTTCTGTTTTTGGTATAGCGGGTTCGGCACCAGCATCAGTAGCGGGAGCAGCGGGAGGAGGCGGAAGAGGAAGAGGAGATGTAGGAGCAACGACCGCAGCGGGTCCTACTACAAAACCATTACAAGGAATAGGATTTAAATTACGAAAAGTAGGTAAAGGTATTTCTATTGAAAAAGAACCTACATACAAAGAGTTTGGAAAATATTGTATTCATATTCCAGATTTAGAAAATAAAAATGTTTTGAATGTTAAATATCAATCTTTAGGACGAATACCAGATTTTAGACCTCAAGAAATTACAGAAGAATATAAAGATATGATATTGGATTTGCTGTCAAACAATAAATTGAATCATTCTTTACATCGTCAAATACCAGAGAGAGAGAAAAAACATTTTGAAAAGATTTCTTTAGGAGCGGGTATATTTAAAAAGTTTGGATTAAATAGAATTACAGCGGAAGATGATAAAAAGGAGATGGAACGATTTGAATTGGTAAAAGGCGAAATTGAAGCGGGTAATACAAATCCCCAATTGAAAAAAGAATTAAGAAGATTCATCATAAAATTTTTAAATGAAGGCAAAATAACAAAACAAACTGCTTTTAGTATATTGTTAGAATTGTCTATGGATGATTAAAATTGAAATTAAAACAACTTTTAGAATTATCAGTATAAAATTATTTCTTTGGTTAATATAATATGAGAAATTTAATTTTGAATTCATCTAATATAGTTGCTGGAACGAATAATAGTTATTTTGAATACAAGTTTCCCGCTGGTTCTGTTAATTTAGTTAATACGCAAAAAGTTGCTTTATCCAGTTTGACAATGTATTATTCAACTCCTAATATTACAGCGGCAAATGGTAACAATCAATTTAATTATGTATGGGTTGATGGAACAATGAATACAGTAGTATTTCCAGATGGATTTTATGATATTGTTGCGATTCAAAATTATTTACAATTTGTTATGCTTCAAAACAATCATTATTTAAAATCTACATCGGGAACTTATATTTTCTTTTTGACTTTAACAGCAAATCCAAATGCGTATGCGATTGAAATGAATTGTTTTGGTATGGATGTTGCTTTAGCAACTTCAAACGGATGGTCTTTACCCGATACTGCTACTTGGGAAATACCCGTTCATTTTATTGTTCCTATGTTTCAAATATTAAATAATAATTTTCAATATATTATAGGATATAATGCTGGATATTATCCTCAAGGACAACCTACTTTAGCAATTGCCGCTATTACTGGAACTCCTCCAAACCAAATACAAACTCCTACTTATACAACAAATCAAACTTATTTGTCTTCTTTTACTCCTCAAATTACTCCTTTATCATCTTATATTATTACTTGTAGTTTGATTAATAATAATTATAGTATTCCCAATACTTTATTAAGTAGTTTTCAACCTCAAGGAACATATGGAAGTCAATTTACTGTAGCGCCTAATCAATTGGTTTTTATTGATTGTCAAGCGGGACAATATGATAGATTTTTGATTACGCTTACAGACCAAAACAATCAACCCGTAACTATTTTAGACCCCAATGTTGTTATATTAATTGCGATTACAGACCCGAACGAAAATATTTCTTCATTTAAAGGACAATAATTTTTTCTTCTTTTATTATATTATGTATATTCATCGTTTAGGAAAATCTACGTCATCGGGTAGTTCTACTTTATCCAATAAAGGAAGAACTTTAGAAGGAACATACAATCAAGTTGCTCGTAATATGAAAAGAATTACGGGAAGCGAATTAAACAAAGAAATATTTAAGGAAGGAGAAGGTATTGCTTCAAAACCAACAAACATATTAAGGAAATTAAAAACATTAAAACCAAGAGTCCCAAAAAAATATATTACATTTGAATAAATTTTTTTCTCTCAAGATAATATAATGGATAACTTAGTTTTTGAAGAAAGTATTAATAGCGAACTCTCTCAAAGCGAGTTTGTTGATAAACAATGGTTATTTGTAAATGACAATAATAATTCTTCGTATTCTTCTCAAATTGTTTTGGATACGACTCCTTTAGCAAATAGCGGAGGTTATATCAATTGGAGCGAAGCATTCTTGGCGATTCCATTGGTTCTTCAAGTTCAGTCCGCGGCAATTGATAATGGCGCCGCTATTACGGGAACTTCTAATGTTATTGATTGGTCTGTTGCGATGAAATCTGGATATTGGCAGATAATACATAGTATGACTGTAGAGTTCAATAACGGAAATATCATTCAGCAAGTTCCTTTTTTGAATGTATTTTGTTCGTATAAGGCGCAGACATCTTGGTCGCAAAATGATGTTAAAAATTGGGGCGCTATTACGGGTTTTAATATGGATTCTCCAAGAACTTGGGCGTATAACAATATTGCGAATGCTGCGAATAATCCTTTAGGAGCAAACGGAACGGGATTATCTAACAATCGTATTGCTCCGTATGTCAATTTGTTTATTTATTCTGCTGCTGCTGCTTCAACAGCAGCAGACGTCATTCAGTCTTTAGGAACTGCTTCTACTTATGCTACTCAATCATCTAATAACTATAGAACTTTATTCAATACGGGTCTCGCTCAGCGTATTGCTTGGTTGAATTTTGATTTAACAAGTCAAACTGCTACTGAGGGAAATGTCGCCAATGCTACATCCAGTAATCAGTCATTAGTTCTTGGAAGTAGTATTGCTGCGAATAATCAAGTATTTGCTTCTTATATTAATACTTCGGCAGCAAATACTCGGGCATTAATTTTTGATGCGATTATTCGTTTGAAAGATATTGCTGATTTTTTTGAGAAATGTCCTTTGTTGAAAGGTTCAACGATGCGTATTTACTTGAATACAAATCAATGTTATTTTACGGCGTCTGTTTCTAACGGACAATATACTGCTGCTACTGATGCCCTTCCAGTCGCTCAATCTGCTTATCAGTCTCTTCAACTTACATCTCCTCCTATTATTTTGGGTGGTGGAGCAACTTGCCCTATTATGTTAGGTTCCGCGGATTTAGGACAAGGAACTTATGGACTTAATCCTATTGTTATTTCTACTACTCCATCCGCCGCTGTTGCGGTTTCTGTTGGTCTTTCTATTGTAGCAACTCAATTTACTCAACTCAATAAAATTCAAGCGCCTATTACTTCAACTCGTTTGTATGCCCCTTGTTATACGATGTCGCCAATTGCGGAGCAGAGATTTTTGTCTTTGACGCCTACCAAGAAAGTTTTGTATAATGATATTTTCCAGTATCAGTTTAGTAATGTTACGGGAACTAATTTCAATTTGTTGGTAACAAATGGTATTAGTAATGTTCGTCAAGTTGTAGTTATTCCATTTTTGAATGAAACTTCCAATGGAGTTGCTGGCGCTGGTATTTATGCGGGTGTTACAACATCAACTCTTCTATCTCCCTTTACGACTACGGGTGCTACGCCAGACCCTATTGCTTTTACTAATTTCAATATTCAAGTTTCGGGGAAAAATTTATTTCTCCAGCAATTACAATACAATTATGAAAATTTTTACGAACAAGTTGTATCTTCTAACCAGTTGAATGGTAGTTTGACAACTTCTTTGTCTTCGGGGTTGATTGGATTTGAAGATTGGACTTACCTTTACAGATACTATGTTGGTAATGTTTCTCGTAGTATGCCGAGCGAAGATGGGGTGGCGAAAGCAATCCAGATTCTTGGAACTATTCCTCAATCGGGTATTTCTGTAAATCTTATGGTCTTTGTATCATTTGAGAGAGAAATTACGATAGATTTACGTACTGGCGCCCGCATAGCATAAATGGGATTTCGCATTCAAAAAAAAATTGATTTAAAAAGATATATAATATATATATGCGATGAATACCCATACTCTTTTGACGAATCTTTATGTCAAGTCTTTAGAAGAAAAAAGAGAAAAACGAAAATTAAAATATTCTATGGATTCAACTTTAAGAGAAAAAAGCAAAGAATATTATTGGAAAAATAGAGAATATATACTGGAAAAAGCAAAGCAAAAAAGATTAGATAAAAAAAGAGAATTAAATAAATAAAAATACCCAGCGAATTTTTTTCTTTTGATATATTATAATGGTTGTCAATTATAATGTATCGCCAGATAGTATTACTGGAATGGGAGTTCATCATCATATTCCAGTTCATCTTTCAAAAAGTCAAATTAAATCTGTTATGATGGGAGGAGCAATTAATATTACCCCAAGTATGGTATCCAATGAAGGAAGACATCTTTTACAAGTTGGACTACAAACTGCTAAAAAACTTCATTCCAATCTTTCCAAAAATAAAGGTCTTAGAGTTGCTTTGAAACCTACGGAAGATGTTTTAGAAAAAACGATGGATGGTGGAAAAATATCTTTAAAATCTATTGGAAATACTTTGAAGAATGCGGGTAAGCATTTAGCATCTTCATTAATTCATACGGGTATTCCCGCTGCTACGGGTGCTTTGGGTGCTGAACTTGGCGGACCCGTTGGGGGTGTTGCTGGTAGTATGGCGGGTAATGAATTGGCGAATTATGTTGGTAATCAAACGGGATATGGTATTCGTAAAAGAGGTCGTCCTAAAAAAGGCAAAGGCGTATTTAAAACAATTAAAAATGTATTTGGAGTTAATAAAGGCGATGCGATTAATATTGCTAAAAATGCGGGTAAGATGGCGGTAAAAGGCGCTGCTGCTGCTGGGGGGACTGCCGTTGCTGCTTATACAGGTAATCCAGCATTAGGCGCTGCTTTTACTACGGCAGCAGACAAGATTGGTGAAAAAGTCATTGATTCCGTTGGAACAAAATCTACTTTTCGTTCTGTTGGTGCGGATGCTTCCAAAATTGCGAAAGATGTTGCTTTGGGAGCGGTTGATGAATATGTTGACAAAGAATTTCCTCAGTATTCAAAAGAGAAAAACTTTGTTAAACGAGCATTACAGAAAGATTATCCTTCTCAAGCAGAATTGTTTTCGTATGGAAGCGAAAAATTGAAACAGCATCATCCTCAACATCATCATCATCTTACTCAAGCATATAACGCTGGAAAACATTTTTACGATACCGCTCAGTCCGCTCATCATACTGCGAATCAACTACAGCAAGATTATTCTCATTTGGGTGGGTTGTCATCTAAAATTGCGGGATATGGTATTAAGAAAAGACATCATAAACTCAAAAAGGGCAAAGGAGTTGCTACCATTACTCCAGCGTATGCCGAGGCAATGAATTATATTGAAGGGTCGGGTCTTCATAGAAATATTAATGGTAGTTCGGTTCAACCTTATACTGGATTACAGACTCTTTCTCCGTATGCGAATCTATCTTCTCCTCAAATGAGTCCTTTTATTGCTCCTACTGGGTATCAGTCGTATAATCCTTTGGAAACCAAATCTGGGCGTAAGAAGCATATTACTGGAGGTTCGTTTGTTGGTGCTGGATTCATGCCTTCTGGTGGTTATGGAGGGGGAGGATTTAAACCCGCGGGTGGTTATTAATTTATCAATATATAATATATATTTAAAAAGAAAGTATTTAATATATATATGAATATAGATGCTGAATATCAAGTTCCTATGGGTAAGACAAATGAAAAACTTTATTTACCTATTATTCGTAAGCAATATGGAGATGTTAAAATTTCTAAATATAGTTTAAGCGTTATGGATTTTATTGGAGAAAATATAAAAATTGAATTGAAGAGTAGGACTTGTTCTTATGAAACTTTTAATACAACTATGTTAGGATACAATAAAATACTTATGGCAAGAAAAAAACCAAACAAAAGGTATGTATATTTATTTGCGTTTATTGATGGATTGTATGCTTGGGAATATAGTTTAGAAAATTATTTACTTACTGGAGGAGATGATGTTATTAAAGCGGGTGATGACCCGATGAATAGAGACAAATTAAATTTTTATATTCCTATTTCTCAATTGACAAAAATATCTAATCAAGGATGTATTATTACAGATGCTATGAAAGATAAAACGATAGATATTCCTTTACCGAAAGGTAAATGTTTTATTAAGATTAAAAAATCTTCTTGTTAATATATATGAGTTTATCCAATTTTGAAATAGAAAATATTTGTAATGATTTGAAATTAAATTGTATTGGTGTATTTAGTAAAGATAGATTACCTACAGATAAAAAAATTGGAACTTATTTTGTTAATATGGAAAGTTATAATGATGGCGATGGAACTCATTGGGTATGTTTTAGGTTATTTCCAAATAAAAAAGTTATATATTTTGATTCATTTGGCATGCCTCCTCCTCAAGAAATTTTAGATTGGACTCATCCATTCAAACCCATTGCTACAAATAATCGTCAAATACAAGATGTCAAATCTTCTTTATGCGGTTGGTTTTGTATTTGTTTAGATTATTTTTTTACCTATGATATTTGTTCTAATAATGTATTTGATGAGTTTGAAAATTTTTTATCTATTTGGTCTCCCGATACCAAAAAGAATGACAAAATTGTCAAAGATATATTAGATAATAATAATATAGAAATATAATATCTTATATATATAATGGATAAAAAAACTTATACTCCCGCTCAAAAGAAAGCAATTATGACTTATAGGGAAAAAAACAAAGAAGCGTATAATGAATATGCTACAGATTATTATCAAAAGAAAAAAATGGATGAAGAATGGAAAGAAAAGTTTAATGAAAGATGTAAGATTGCGAACAAGAAAATGAGAGAAAAAAAAAAATTAGAAAGTCCTCCCAAGAAACGAGGACGACCAAAAAAATCCATTTAGGAATTTATATATTAATTAAGATATTTAATATATAAAAAATTGATTTAAAATTTTAATATTAACATTATATAATATATATGGAAATCATAATGAAAAAACCTCCCAAACCTCAAGAAAAAAAATATTTAGTAGAGTATCAAATCAAAGGTAAAATACTTAAAAAGAAAAAATGGAGAGACCTTGTATGGGATGGTGTAGTTAAAACAAATAAAAAGTTTTTAACGAAAAATGTTTTTCATTCGGCAAATGAGATAATTCAAAAATATACTGAAGATAGTAAATTAGAAATCAAAGATATTCAAATTATTACTGGAAAAAAAACATTGATTAAAAAAGGAAAAGGATGTTATCAAATTAAATACAAAGAAGTAAAAAATATTAAGATAGGTCGTCAAGGTATTTTGAATGATAATGAATGGTGTAAGGAAAAAGGAACTTGTTGTTTGGATTATGTAATATATAAATACAAAGGAATGAATAGAATCAAAAAATTATTACCTACAGATAATTGGGATACTTGTATGAAAAATTTGTATTCTTTTTGGGAGATTGATGCTGAAAATTATGATGGAATAACTTTGGACGAATTGAAACGATTTTGTAAATGTTATGATATAACTTTATTGGTATTGGATATTGATGATAATTGTTTGATTTATGAAAAATCTAAAAACGGACATTTACCAGCAATGATAATATATGTTGCGAATAACCATATTTATCCAGTAGAAAATAAAAAAATACGAGATGGATTAGTTCGTAAGTATAAAGATAAAAAAAGTAACTTCATAAGCGATTCTGTATCTATTGAAAAAAAAGAAAAAGTAAATAAAATAGTCGTTCATAATGATACGGAGTTAGATAAAAATATTTGGGCGTTTGAAATGATAATGAAAAATTATACTTTACCAAATAATATTAAAACTACGGGGAGCATGATTGAGAGTTTTGAAATTGATGATAATTTATATATTACTGATGAAAAAGATATTGATGTTGAAAATTATTTTATTAGAAAAGGAATAACCTATCAAGGCGAAACCATCCAGCATATTTCAGCAGATTATTTGAGACAAGCAAACATACGAAAGTCTGTATTTAATACAGAGGTAGAAGAAATAATGAATTTAAAAAATGTAAAATATAGAACTCATTTTGGATTGGTAAATTGTTTTGATTTTGAAGAAGATATGAATACTCTTATTGATAATGGAGAATTTGTATCCATAGATATTTGTAAATGTTATACTTCTTGTTTGTTAGAAATAAAAGATTGGTTATGCTTTGACATCAATGATAATTTTGAAGATTTTGATGGAGTATTAAAATTTGGTTTGTATTTTGTTGAAACAGAAGATTTGAGTATTTTACATCAATCCAATATTTATAGTAATCGTATTATTGAATATGCT